CCAGAAGCTGATATAACATATTTAAATAAAGCTCAGTTAAAGGAACTTAAAATTTATGGCAGAGAAGATGTTGAAGGAGAATCAACTGAATTTTCTTTTACAAGATTTTATTGTCCAATGATAATGCACTATGAAGGTGTATCTATATTTTGTGATAATGATTTTTTATGGAAAACAGATATAAGAGAAGTTATAAAATATTTAGGTGATAAAGCTATGGCTAAAATTTCTGACTCTATGCGAGGTATTAATAAGATTCCTGTATTTAATTATGGTCCTCGAGTTATGAGGTCAATGGATACTTTCTTTACTCAAATTATAGGTAGAGGTAGACAGAGACAATTAGCTTTTAATCATGTTTATGACAAGGTTAAATCACAAGGTTTAATAGTATCTGATGCTGATCTAGATGATTTAGTTAAGGGTGCAGAGGTTGACTTTGAAAATAGAGTCTTTACTTCTGATGGAATGATTTCAGATGAAATGGCTAAGTTTGCTTCTGATGAAGCTAAATTAACAAAAGAGTTAACAGGCGTAGCAAAAGACTTTGATAGAGTTTTTGAAAGAGCACCTTACCTAAGACCATTTTTCCTATTCGCAAGAACTGGAGTTAATGCTCTTACTATGACTTCTAAATATACTCCTATTTTAAATAGTTTTATAACTGAGCACGTCGACATAATGACTAAGTCTTATGATCATCCTGACATGATTCAGTATGGAATAAAAACAGCTGAAGATTTAGATATAGCTAGAGCAACAATGAAAGGCAGAATGGCTATTGGTTATGGTTTTACAAGTCTAATGGCATTAGCTGCACTTAATGGAAACATAACAGGTAATGGTCCTCCTGATAGACAACTTAGAGAATCTTGGAGAACAGTAGGAAAATGGGAACCCAGATCATTTAAAATTGGTGATTCATATATTAGCTATGAAGCCTTAGAACCTTTTAACGGTATTTTAGGATTTATAGGAGATGTAGTGGATTCCCAAAAAGTAATGGGAGATGAATGGGTAAGTAATAACTTCGGTAAGATTTCATACATGATTAGTGCCAACGTTATTAATAAATCATTCTTAGCTGGTATCCTACAACTTTCAGATTTATTTACATCTCAAGGTAATGATGCACCTAGAGTTGCTGCTAACTTTGTTAATAACCAAATACCTCTTAGTGGACTTAGGAATGAAATAGGTAAAGTTATTTCTCCCGGAGTACGAGAATTAGAATCAGGTTTCTGGCAAAGTGTAGGTAATAGAAACTTATGGGCAGATCTTATAACTAAAGACAATATACTTCCTTATAGATACGACGAACTTAATGGTGAAATATTAAGGGATTGGGATCCTCTTACAAGAATAGTTAATGCGGTATTACCTATAAATTTAAACATTGGTAATACAAACGAAACTAGAGAATTGTTAATGAGAAGTGGTCTTAATTTAAAACAGACTTTTCATAGTGGACCGAGTGGTGAATCTTTAGAAAACTATCCTGATTTAAAATCTAAATATCGTTTTTATATGGGTCAGCAAAACGTTGAAGCACAGCTTACAGAGTTGTTTGCAAAGTACCCAGATATGAAAGAATCCATTATAAATATGGAAGAAGATCGGGCAAAAGGTAGAAACTACGAACCAAGAAATACAGAACACGGAGAACATATTTTTAGAATAATACGTACTGCGAAAGCCCAAGCTTGGATGATGTTATTAGAAGATCCACAATTAGGTGGACAAGCTAAAGCATTAAGTAATGCTCATGAGTTAGGTTTACTAGCTGATAAAGCAAGAAAGAGTGGCGCGTATGCAGACGTAACAGATATCGAACGACAAATCGAACAAATTAAAAACATAAGAAAATAATCCACTCAGTCAAATAACTACAAAGCGTAAATGGCTGTCACACAAAATAACTATACAGGGAACGGTAGTACTGTTCTCTTTTCATTCACATTCCCATATTTAGAGCAGACAGACGTTCAAGTTAGACTTGACGGTGTACTGCAACCTACAACTGCATATTCTTTCGCCAACGCTACAACAGTTCAATTGAACACTGCTCCAGCCAATGGAGTAAATATTATTATCTTTAGAAATACAGATAACGATAATAAAAAAGCAACTTTCTACCCCGGTTCTGCAATTAAGGCGGAAGACTTAAATAACAATATTGACCAGATTCTTTATGTGGCTCAAGAGGTTGACAACAACGCTATGAGTTCACTGGGAGACACACCTATGCAAGGTGATTTTCCTCTCGGACAAGGATTAGGTATTATTTTTGAAGGATCAAGTACTGACGATAACGAAACTAGATTAGGTGTCATAGATCCTACAGCAGACCGAAATATTAATTTACCAGACGTATCAGGAACTGTTATCACTACTGGTGACACAGGAACAGTTACATCAACAATGATTGCTGATGGAACAATTGTTTCTGGAGACATAGCTGATGGAACTATAGTCAATGCCGACATTAATGCGTCAGCTGCGATTGCGGGAACTAAAATCAATCCATCGTTTGGTACTCAAGATTTATCATTAACAGGGAATATTTCTGTTTCTGGAACTGTAGATGGCAGAGATATATCAACAGATGGTTCAAAATTAGATGGTATCGAATCAGGAGCTACTGCTGATCAAACAGCAGCTGAAATTAGAACACTTGTAGAATCAGCTACAGATAGTAATGTTTTTACAGATGCTGATCATACTAAGTTAAATAATATTGAAACAGCAGCTACGGCTGACCAAACAGCTTCTGAAATTAAATCATTATATGAATCCAATAGTGATACTAATGTCTTTACAAATGCTGAGAAAACATTTCTTAGTGATGTAACTGCAACTGCTACAGAGATTAACTATACAACTAATGTAACTTCTGATATTCAATCACAGATAGATGGTAAGCAACCTTTAGATAGTGAGCTTACAACTTTATCTGGAATGCAAGCTGGAACTGCTTCACAACTTGCAAGTAGTACAGCGTTAACAGCAACAACAACAAACTTAAATATTACTCAAGGTATGACTAAGGCTACGACCTTAACTACCAATAGTGATACTGAGTTTCCTACATCTAAAGCTGTTAATGATCGAATATTAACTGTAACTAACGCATTAGGTGGTTTTGTTGCAATAGCAGATAAAGATAATTTTCCAACATCTCATCCAGACCCTAGTGGTAATGCTGGAACTGTTGTATCTATTAGCAATGCTCAAGGTATATCAGTTAATTCAAGTGGCGTAGGAACATTAGCTACCAGAGCTGGTGGATCTGATGCTGTAATTATTAATGGTTTTCCTTCTGCATTAAGAGGAGGAGCAACTGTAGGTAGTGCAACTAATGCTAACCCATATGTCTTACCAGCTAACGTAGGTTTACAGGTACAAACTACAGGTACAGCTCATACATATGACTACCATAAATATTTAATAAACGAAGAAGACGCAAATAAATTAAGTGGAGAAATACAAGATTTCCAAGAAAGATACAGAGTAGCAGCATCAGCTCCTACCAGTAATAACGACGATGGAGATTTATATTTTGATACTACTGCCAACAAGATGAAGGTGTATAACGCATCTAGTTCAAGTTGGGATGATGTAGCTACACCGGGTAATTTCTTACTAAATACAATATCTAGTTCTTCTGGATCTGGAGGAGGAAGTGCAACATTTAATGGAACAGCTACAAGATTTACCCTATCAAACCCACCTGATCAATATGCACAACAGTTACTTGTTAGCATCAATGGAGTCATTCAGAAACCTAATAGTGGAACCTCTCCAAGCGAAGGATTTGCTATTGACGGTAATGACATTATATTTGCCGCTGCCCCTCCTAGTGGTTCTAACTACTTTATTGTCACCCAAGGATCCTCAGTAAATATAGGTACTCCAAGTGATAACACAATTTCAACAGCTAAAATTCAAAGTGGTGCAATTACTAACGATAAGGTAAGTGCAAGTGCAGCAATAGCTAAATCAAAATTAGCTGCATTAGATATTGTTAACGCTGACGTAAACGCAAGTGCAGCGATAGCTAAATCAAAATTAGCTGCATTAGATATTGTTAATGCAGACGTAAACGCAAGTGCAGCGATAGCTGGAACTAAGATAGCTCCTGACTTTGGATCTCAAGACCCTACTACAACCGGTAAATTTATTACTAATAGTTCTAGTTCTGGAGATTATATAAGACTTTATGCTGGTAGTGGAACTGGTAAATGGGACATATATGGTAATGGTGCTAATTTACGTATTGGTGATAATGATTCTGCTGGTGCAGTTACTATTGATACAAACGTAGGTATAGGTACAACAAGTCCTACACGAAAGCTTCATGTTGTAACCAGTGAAAATAATGATGCTGCATCTATCATAAATAGTGATACAACTAATAGTTATGGTTTAAATGTGCAAGGTGGAGGTAGTGCATCTGGGAGATATATTCTAAGATTAGCTGAAGCTGGTGGTAATGAAAAATTAAGAGTAGATTCTTCAGGAAATTTAGGTATAGGTACAACAGATCCAACATCAGCATTACACATTTCTGATTCTAATACTAGTGGCGGTATAAGGCTAATAGATAGCAGTACTTCAGCTGGTGCACCAAATCTTGAAATAATATCAAAAAGA